GTTAGTATCTCGCCAAGGCCTATAACCCCTTTCTCTAGATTTTCAAAATACTCGGCGTAATCGGTAAAGGTATGACCGGGGGTAAATGTTCCGGCAGACAGTGTGTTGCCAGTTAGCATGTCTATTTCGAAGGTTCTATTCGCTGTTGAGGCTGACCCGGAGGCAGAATCGCCAATAACAAACGTTCTATCTGATGCGGTTGAAACGCGACGGCCTATTAAAATGGCATTTTCATTGGGAATAGTTGACTCATTTCCGTTTAGAATTGTTGAGCCGTCAGACGTTACCGTACAGTTTGATGAGCCTATTGACGTTATCAGTGAGCCTGTAATGTCTGTGTTTGTAGAGGATACTATTGACGATGTGTCACCAGTGGTAATTGTTGATGTGTCGCTAGCAATTATGGCCGAATCTTGAGTGTCTGATGATGTTTCTGACGCCCTTGATCCTCCTATGATTACTTTTGATCCGTTAATGGTTGAAATATTTGACCCTATTATTGCCGTATCCAATCCAGCAACACTGCAACCCTCTGAGGATAAGGTGGTTGCATTTTCACAGTTTGGGTCAAAATCAATAAGATGGGAAGAAAGTATAGATGAGTTCGTACCCCTTACCTGTGATAGCGTTGATGCGCCAGCGAATAATTGTTGATCAGCCACTTCAGCCCTAACAACCAAAATTAAATCATCATCAGGATAATTAGATCCCCCGTTATCTACTGTTACAGAATCAATGGAGTTTGATAGCATATTAGCAGTAGCTGATGCGCCACTACCCACATTAGACTTATCTTGTATTAATATTGTTGGGGTTACTTGGTAATCTCCACCCCCGTCCAATACATTTATAGCTGTAATTACACCGCCAACCACTACTGGCTGCAATCGTGCACCAGCTCCATCCCCTAGCAGTACAGAGTCACACCCAATCTGACCTGAGTCATTTGCTGATGTTTTTGCCCGTCTTGCGGCTACGTTTGTGGCCCCCACACCTTCGGCTAGCCCAACCTTGGTGTTTAGGTTCCCGGTTCTGTCAGTTATTGAATCACAATCCTCCGAGCCTAAGTTTACGCTTTGCGCCACTTTTGAATAGCAAAGCCTAGCCGCAACGTTAGCCGAAGTATTGCCTTCGCAACTTGAAAATATAGATAAGAAATTCCCAGATCTAGCAAAGTTTGCACTGCACGACTGAGAAGATATGTTTGTAAGCAATGGATCAAGCCCAAACTGTGCAGCGGTAATGGTTGGACCAAGTGGTCTAATTATCACTCCATCTCCGTTTGTTATATAGCTTGTTTCTAGTATCTGGGATGCTGGAACCGTTCCGTAAAAACCAATTTCTCCGGGCCTAATAAAATCATCAGATTCGATAACTATTTGATTTGCGGTATCAGTGTCCGATGTTATATACCATAAGCCGTTCCCGCCATCGGCGCGGTTTGTAGCCCCTTCAGTCATTATAACTGTGTTCTCAGAAAGTCCAGTTAAAGCTTGAAGTCCTGAAATATTTTCAACAGTTATTTTTGCTATTAAATTTAGTTGATTTCCATTATCTAAATCAATGTATGTATAGCCATCATCAGTACCTGTTCCAGCGCTCACGACGACGTAATCAGCTCCCCTGCCATCATTAATAGCGGTGGAGCCATTTGTTACAATAAAGTCGCCAACCTGCAAATCAACAGTTGTCAACCCATCAGACAGTGTTCCGCTTATTGCGTCTTGAAGTGTGTTAAATGGGTATCTAGTGTATAGACCTAAAATATCAAATGTAACTGGCGCACCCTCAAGAACGTTATCAAAGTAATACTTCTGATTGTCTTGACGATCATCTACCGCCATGGAATAGGCGCCATCGACTAGAAGCACTACGACATTAGAGCTTCCGTCAATCGGCACACCGCCATTATTTGTGCGGATAGGTTGTGCTAGGGCTATCTCGGTTCCGTCTTCTCTGCGACCTGTTACGGTCTTTTGATTAGCAAAAATACGAGGGTCTAGATCGGGTTCGCCAATATAGATCTTAGCGTTCCATAGTGGACGCCCACGGTCTGGGTCAGGAAAGTACCCAGTAGGGAGTTTTACGATTGAGTTTGCCATTTTACTTACCTTTTGGTTTTGATTTATGGTTTATGGCGTTTATTCTTCGTCTTCTCGTAGCTGGGAAATACCCAAGGCCGTCGCCAGTGATGGATAATCGGTTGCTAGTAGATTTACAGCGTCTTTTATTTCAGGGCTTGATTTGACAGCTCTTTGAAATGCCTTGGCGTCTTTTGAGCTTCTGCCAATCTTTCTAATGAATTCAGAGGAGGCCGCGCCCGCATAAGGAATGGAGCTCAATAAGCCCATGAATCCAGCTTTATCAAGCGCATCAATGAAGAACCCAGCTGAACCTTTTGGCATGGCGCCACTTGGTGGTGTTAGGTCTTTTGCGTCTGATCTTAACTTTGACAGTTTGTTAAATTCTGATTCCGACATAATAGATCTAAGCTTAGGTTCCAAGGCGTCAAACCGATTGGCAAAAGCGTTTGCGCCGAATACCTGCTCGCCGTCTATCTTTCTTGTTTTTGCAGAAAATCCACTATCAAGAAGATCCATGACCATTTGTGACTTGATTTGATTTTTTGCTCTGGTTCCTTTTGATCCAGCCCTATCCAGAGACGCAACAACTCGGTCAAAACTTTCAACCGGAGTGGCATTCGCGACAAGCTTATTGTAAACCTGAGACTCTTCTATTTTAGGCAGCTTCGATTGATAGCCTCTCGTGTCTATCAACTGCTTAGTTAAACCCTTTTCATCAAATTCTGTCTTAAGCGCTGCATGAGACTGTCTGGCATTTTTAGCGGCTCTAGCTACATCCTCGCTACCACTTTCTTGCAAGGCTTTAGCAGCTAGGTCAAACTCACTGTCTAGTTTTGACTTTAACGGCCCTGTAATAACCTTTGTTGCGCCAGATGTGTCGGCCTGTTCTATTCTATTAAGGCCTTGGCGAAACTCCTCCATATTTGAAACAGAGAGGGGTTCGATATCATAGCCCCCTCTAGCGGCTTTTTGGATTCCTTCGTCCGTAAGATCAAAGCCAAATTCATTTAGCAGGCCATCAAGTGCGGTATACTGCTGCGGCATAGAGCGCTCAAAGGTGCGCATCTCTCTTGCTGAGGGTAGGCCCTCTCTAATAACTTCGGTGTTAAGATTTACGTCAGTGTCATTGGCTAATTCTGCTAACGTGTCATAAGCCTGCTTTCGTTTGAATCGAGCGCTATTCTCTCTAAGCTCAAGAGCCTGCTTGACTGAGTCGCCAACATTGTCAATCTGTTCTGGCGCCACTCCTTCTAGGTAGTCAGCTATTTCTCTTGATTGAGCTAGCTTGTAACCCCTTAGCGCTTCACCGCTCTCGGTGGTTTGTTCTAGCAAGAACTGCTCGGCCTTTTGTTGAGCTAAGTCTTGCGTAGCTTCTCCTACTGTTGCTCTTATTCCAGTTCCTTGAAGTGCTGGTTGCGTTTCTGGTCGAATATTCCTAGGCGTTGCTGCTTTTGCGCGCCTTGCTCCTTTTAATCCCAATAGCTCAAGCGTGGCCGTTGGTAATGTTGCTGCCGCTGCCGCTGCCGCTGGACTGCCTGTTGCTTCAAATGCTGTTTCACCCAAAAACTCTTCAGTTGCGCCAATAGCTTCACCGATAGGAGCTAGGGCTTCTCCCACGGCTTGTAATTGCTCTTGTCCTGAAACTGTTCTTGGCTGGTAGGTTAGTGCTCGCTGAGTCTCGCCAACATCTCCACCGGCCAGCCCTGCATAGCCAGAAACAGGATCAGCTACTCCGCCAGTTAGAAAAGTTAACAAGTTTTCAAATCCGCCTATCACCGGGTCTTTAGAAGCAAGCTCACCAAGAGACTCCATAAATCCTTTTTTTTCTTTTGGGGGTTCAATTGTTTGAGTGGTAGCTCCTGCGGACGCTGGTTCCATTTCGTTTAAATCAGGGCTATCAAACTGATCAAAAACATTTTCACCAGTCTGGTCAAATTGATCAAAAACGTTGGCCATTAGAAACCCTCCGGCACGTATCCGTATTTAGCTCTGAATTGGTCAACTGCTTGTGGGTTCTGGCGTAGATAGTTAATAGCAGCTTCTGGCGCATCTGTTCTTTGTGTATCAATTGTCTCATCAACAGGTGCACCAAATATATCATCCTCAGTAAGATTGTAGCGTTTACCTAGACTTAGTATTTTATTCTTATCTGTCTTGTTTCGGGATTCAGCTCTTTTAAAAAGCTTTCTGGCCCTTCCTTCAAACATCGCCCTTTGTTTTGGCTGTAGGCGCTCACCCTCTAATAGCTTGTTGTACATATTGTAAACAGCGCTATCAATACCTCCGGCATTCTGCGCCGTTGCAAACTCGCCTTCCCTAACAACAGAGCCGGGGTCTAGCATTTTCATGTAATTAAAGATAAGGGCAATATCACCCGCCGCGTCTGGGTCTTCGGTTGACGCTTTCACCCTATCAAAAGCGTCTCTAACCTTTACAAACTCGGTTGATGACTTTGTGTACTCATCCCTAAGCTTCTTTGATCTATCGAATATGTTTTTTTCAGCTTCAAGATCAGACTTTAGTTTTTCGGCGTCTAATTTTGCCTCTTTCTCCATGCGCTCCATTTCTGGCTTAGCCCTGACTTCTTGCAATTCCGCCTGCTCACGCTGGAAAGCGGTTTGCTGACGTAGTCTTTGTGCTTGCTCAGGGAAGTTAATAAAAGCCTGTGTCATTAGCTGCTGCTTCTGAGCGGGATCTTGTGCGCCTTGCGCCTGCTGTACAAGCTGCATGAATTGCTGTGTTTTAGTGCGCTCGTCTTCTTGCTGACGCTGGCCATCAAAAGATTGACCAATAGCTTGACCTAGTTGACCCAAGCCCGGCTGAGCAAATGAAATAGCAGGTGTGACTGCATAAGGGTTTCCGTTAGCCATTAGCCATCTCCTCTAGTTTTTGCTCTAGGGCTTCTTTGTAGACCATCTTGTAGCCTTTATCGTTAGTGGTTACAAATTCAGGCCATACCTTTTCTACTTCCTGAGCGATGTATCCTTTTTCACGACCTTTCTTGCCGAATTGCTCAGCTTTATCGTTCCACTCCCACTCATAAACATCGATGTATGGGTGGGCAGTGTCAGATACTTTGCGGTCAATGATTTTTAGTCGCTCATCAGAGATAGCCGCAGCACCCAGTGTGCCACCAAGACCAAGAAGAGTACCAAGAGCCTGCTGCTCAGCTTGTGCGGCACCTGTAATTCCTGAAGCTTGTGTTGCGCCTATGTTGCTGGTCATCTGAGCAATGTTAGTGGCATTGCTAGGCAGTTGTGCTAACTGGCCTAAACCTGAAAGCCTTTGAGCTTCTTGTTGTTGCTGCCCTTCGTATCCGCGCAATAAAGCTTCATTAGATAATTGTGTGTTGTAATCAACAAGGCTGGCAGTAGTTGCGCCACCCCTTAGCCCCGACCCTGCCGCCGCGCGTCGTGCTAATGCTTCTTCTCCGGCTTCTCGTGTGCCCATGATTGAACTGTATAAAGGGCTGGCCATAGCATCTTGAATCATCTGCTCTTGAGAAGGACGAGTGGCTTCGATTGAGGTAAAGCCACCTGTTTCTGGATCAATGCCAATTCCATAATAAGCACCAAGCTCCGTTAATGCACCTTCTCTAAACGCCTGTGGTAAAGCCTCAGTTTCCTTTAGGTATTCAAGTGCAGCCATTTGAGCCGCTGCTTGAATTTCTGCCGCTTCTTTTGCTGCATCTGCGGCATTCTCACCAGTCAGTCCGCCATATACATTCTCTAAACCACCAAGACCTCCGCCGCCTAGTAAATCAAGGCCGCCAGTGGTCCAAGTAGTCTGCGCATCTACAGCCGATTTTGCCGCCCCGCTCATATGTCTTTCCTCTGTAATCCGATTATATGTTGATCAACTAAGCGACCATCTTTCATTATTGATTTCTTGCACAAGCCTTCATCTTCAAAGCCTAGGCCTTTTGCGAAGTGATAGACCTCTGGGTAGATAACAGGAATCTTTGCCGTTAGCTTCTGTTTCTCGCTTTCTAGATTCTTCTTGCAGTGATCAAGAAAGGTCTTGGCCGCCTCTTTTGCATGGTTGCGATATTCTGACTTAAAGTTAATGTGAACGTACAAGGTGTTGTCGTTTTCAGGGTGTAGCATAAAGAACCCCATCACATTATCTTTATCATCAACGGCGCCGATATATAGCCAGCTTGGATTTGGCTTCCAGTCATCTAGCTTTAATCCGTCAGAGCTTATGCGATCAAACAACTCTTGATCCGTTGCGCTTTTAACCTGATCTGGCGTCATAATCTTTAAAATCATGTGCTGCTCATCTGGTTAGCGTCCTTCATTTGTTGCAGAAGGTCATTAAATTGTGTGATCAGGTCAAGAACATCATTATTTATAAGAGAGTTTATCTTAGCCTTACACTCGTTTATTAAGTCTGTTTGCTCGTCTGCATAAGCTTGATCATAAGCAACCGGAGCGGGTCCAACGTCAGGTATAGCAATAACCGCGGTAGTAGCCGCAACATCCGCCACAAGATCAGCCAATAGAACCACGCCACCAATAGCCGTTTGAGCAAAATCCCCTGTACCAACATTATCACCTGTCACCCCGTGCTCAGAATTCGAAGCATCGTGCGCGTTAAAGTTGTTAGTTACTGTTGTTATATTTCCGGCGTTTGTTGCTACGCCTGCTGTGTTAGCGTCTATCTCGGTTTGTTGCGTTGCATTTGTCGAAGTATTAGCGTCGATCTCGGTTTGCTGTGTGGCATTTGTTGCTGCGTTATTGCTTACGCCTGCTGTGTTAGAGTCTATTTCAGTTTGCTGTGTTTCATTGGTCGCGGTGTTTTCCGCTACTTGCTCGGCAAGCGTGTTGCTTTCTTCAACCAAGATATTGATTTCGTTTTGCTTATCCAAGTAATCATCTACCTGAATATCATCCCAAGCGGGGTTATTGCGCTTAATATCCTGATACGATCATTGCGCACGACGTCTTAGTTTTGCTTCTTCTGGTGTAACTGCCATTACGATGCATCCACGTTAAACAAACCAAAAGCCATTCTATTTCTAGAAATGCCGCGAAACTTAAACCCTAGCCAATGGCGAACATAGCCTAAAGCCCTAGCTATAAACCTTTGATTGTAGTCGTACCGATCCCCGTACATCATCAAATATTCTTTGCTGTAAGTTCTGCCGTTTTGGGTTGTACTTAAAAATACCGTGGCATCTTCGGTATCGCCAACAATGCCCGGTATTGTTTCAATTTCAATCTCATCAATCGACAGGGTTTCAATGTTTACAAATGGGCTGTACATAATCCATTCGACTAAATCCCCGTAATGGGTAGAGATTGAGTCATCAAATAGGCCTAGGGTGCCATCTATGATATCGCCCACAATCCACTGATTGATTCGCGGATCCTGTACAAAGTCTTTTCCACGGTAAGGATCATCTCCAGTAGTGTCGGTTTTTAATATGGACCAAGCTGCATTTTTGCCCGTGGTTTGCGCAATAGTCGGGTTGTACAGAAGCGTAGTATCGGGTAGATGAAAGATAATCATCTCAACGTCATCTTGCACAATGGCATCAACAACAATTGTCTCAAGCTGGTCTTGTGTGTATTCACTTAGGATTTGCTCAATCTCACGACTGGCTACTTTTTGAGATGAGCCAGAACGGTAAACATAAACGCTAGGCTGACTTTCTTGTTTAATGCCAACCAAGTACCAATTGCCAGACATAACCGCCATGGCATGGGTACCAACGACACCAAGCTTTGATGCTTTCTGATCCAAAGGTGAGTAGGCAAATCCATCACCACCAGTAAGGTAATAATGCGTAATGGATCGAGAGCCAAAGGCAATAACCTCTGAGTTCTCAGCTTGTCGTAATGCATAAGTGTAATCAGGTACGTAACTAGAAACACCCTCGGCAGTCGTTAGCCAGACCTCCTCAGCCGGAACGCCTGCAAACTCATCAAATTGAGAATGATAGATTCTCTCGCCGTCTGTCAAAAACATGACATCGCCGGAGTAGCAGCCAGATATAGGATTTCCGACCACGCTACCTATAACGTCGTTATCAACGATCTCCCTAAAGCCGTCGGTAGGATTGTAGTAGTAGAGCTTTTTATCTCGAACAATTGCGATATTGTCGAAGGAAAACCAAATATCAACTTGGCCGGAACCTGAAACAGTGCCTAGGGTAGTGACAGTGCCGTCAGATGAAACGCTAATAAAATCATTGCCTTGTACTCTATAGTGACCTTCAAAGCCTTGAGCAGAGCACCAGATACCACCGTTAGACACATCCGAAGACGTGCCAAATTGGGTTAGGCCGTGGATTTGGTGCATATAGCCTTGAGCGCCTAGAATTTGCTTAGGGACGGCAAACATATTGACCGCCAACGCGTCTCTATAGTCAACGGTTGAAGCGTCGAATCCATCCCCTTGAATCAGCGTAAGAGCAGGCATAAAAAAACCTATGATAAATTTCTAATTGAATTTTAACATAGGTCTTTAGCTGGTGATAGTTTAAGCTAATTAACTGGCTAAGGAGACAGTTAGGTCGGTCACTAGTATGTTTTGAGTTGAGCAACTAATGAGCTAGTCCTTATTGACAAGCTGCCAGTTATATCACTAGCAAAGGCAACCCCTAAAATATCTCCACTCAACACATTCAACGAGCCAACACCTGAGACATTACCTATATCCCCAGCATTGGGAAGCCGCGCATGAACAGACCTTCCAGAAAAAACAGTTGCACCACCCCTATATAGGACAAATGTTGCACCAGCAGTAGAGTTATTAGAACTATGGGATATATCTGCATAAGCAGTTACTACAGCCACACCATCTCTATTAAATTGTAGCCGCCCATCTGGTAAAACAGTAATTCCATTACCCTCCTCTAAAGCTATAGAGTATTCATTGAGAACAGGGACATAACCACCATCAACAGGGTTTAAATCGGGATCACCCGTTCCTGTTACAGGAACCAGAATGGCGGGAGATGGATGGGTAATAGAGGATTGCGCTACAGAGTAATCTATGGGAGCGGAGCCGCCTATTGGCTGAGGGCCAATGCCCATGCTTTGTGGGCCTAGTGTCATGGTGTCACCCCTTTTAATTCCTGATCATTAACAATAATAAAGCCGTCAGAAACATCCGAACCCGTTACTGTGAATTGATAGGCATCAGTATTAAACTGGTATAGGAGTGTTTGTGGTGCCGTGAAATCAATAGTCCCGTCTGGGATTGATTCATACACCTGAGAATCAAAAGACTTTGCCTTGATTTCAACCGCTCCTGCCGTTGGGTTGCCATCAATCTCAAAGCTAACTTGATGGTAGTATGTATTGTTTTCGCTTCCCACTGATCGAATATTCTGGGATTCATATACCCCATTCGCCAATGGCACTAAGAATTTAGCCATGATCAAGCCTCTAACGAAGGATTATGCGAAGGGAAGTTTAAGCCCCGTACAGCTAGGGCATTATGTGAAGGATGTGAAGGTAAAAGGCGGCTAGCTAGCCTAAGCTGATCCCCTTCACAAGATCAGCACCCATATTGTACAACAATTAAGAAGGAACCCCCAAATAACTAAATGATTGACGCTGGCAATCACGAACAATAAAGTTCTTCTGAGCTGTGAATACATCGGTTGAATTAGTCTTAGTTGCGGTTATGCAAACCGTAAAACCACCTAAATTAGTGAACGTCAATTGTGCCGTTGTGGTGGTTGTATCAAAAGTAACATTTTGAATGTCAATTCCACTATTGCTCACCTCCCATTCAACAGAGGCCAGCTCCTCATCAATCAGCCAAGGGCCGAAGTCTTCTGTGTAATTTAGAACATCGTCACGGAAAACATATTGAGCGTCATTATTAACTGCCGCTTCTGGATAGAATCGACGGCTACGATAATCCCATTCATTGCCTGATCCAAATGGAATGGTAGAAGGCAGTTCAGCATCAGGAACAGATACAGTGATTTGCTCAAGTGTGCGCATACCTTTGTCAGCTCTTGTAGCCAGTGTAGGCGTCGCTGGCTTGCCGAATAAATCCAAAAGGCGCAAAGCTAATATAGACTTAAACGGCCCCGCCATTTCCTTGGTTAAACCAGATGTATCGGCAGTGTCAGAATCGCCATATTCAGCAGGGTATTGCCAATTTACATTAACACCCATGCCTAGAAGCTCACCTGCTAGGTCATCCGCCTCCTGAATACCCGCTGTCACCTGTTCTGGCTGAGGATTAATAGTTAAGCCGCTAATCCGAATAATCGAATAAGCACCATTCACTAAGTCGCCTTTTGTTATCTTCATTTAAGCCTCTCTGGCTTCTTCCACCATTTTACGAATGGTTTCAATCTTAGCACGACCGCCAGCCTTTTTACCTGTTAGCTGCTCATACTCATCACGAAGCTCACGCTCTTCGTCTGTCATAGCATCAGCTTTAGGCTCTGGCTTGGTTAGCTGGTCAACATGCTGAACCCATCCATCACCCGTGAAGTGATCAAATGTCTCTTGATCATTGATCATTACTCGCATATAGCCACATTCAGTACCAGCAGATTTAAACAGCGTTTGTACTCGTTCCATATTTCACCCATAAAAACAGGGAGGCCGAAGCCCCCCCTTATTTTGTTTAGCAATCTATTAAGGATTGCCGCCCATTTTAACACCCCATGCTGGGTTGAATGTTGCAAATGTTGGCAACAAATCAAAGCGGTAACGGTTTTTGTTACCTACGCCATCAGAGAAGCGGTGAACACGGATTGAGTTACCGTTGAAGTTCATTACGTTGGAATCTAGAGCATGTAGTTTAGGAAGCACTACAGAACCCATGCCAACAAAGTCACGACAGTAGGCAATCTCAGGGCGGTAAGTGGCATCAGGAGTGCTATTAAGTACTGTGACGTTATCGCCAGAAGTGATAGCGCGGTCTACAGTGTTAAATGCACCATCTAGCAGGGTTTCAAAGATAGCTGCGCCAGATACGTTAACAACAATATTACCAGATCCATCAGCAGTCGCATCTTCAAGAACCGTAGCTGTGAACTTAACAGGGGAGCCATTCTTATCAAGGGTCTTGCGGTTACGCATGTTGATAAGGTTAGAGCCTTCAAACTGTAAAACAGTACCAGCATTCAAGGTACCAGTGGTAGGAGTAGCACCCGCTAGAGTGATAGTCATACGGTAGGTGTCTTTGTAGCTTGCATAGGTAGCCGAAGGAGTGGCGCCTACAGTCAAGCCCGAAGTAGTGTTACCGGCAGTGAATAATGGAAGGTTGTTAGTTGTAAGAACATCCAAGCCTGCAAAGTTGCGCTTGATCATGGCGCTAGACCACGCATCACCCACTTCATTGTTCACACCTAGCTGAGTTTGAAGGTCAGACAAAGCGGTTTCAGTGAAGTTATTGATCACGCCGTAAGACATGCCAGAAGGTGCGCCGATTTCTTTAAGCAGTGCGCCAGCTTCCGCAACGTCAGACCATTTACTGATTGCACTATCAGGGTCACCAGTTTGCAGGGCGGCATTCTTGGCCATATAGTTGGCAAGCTCGCTCTCTAGCTCAGTGGTCATATCCATCGCGATAGGCTTCAATAGCTCATCTAGTTGATTAGCTTCTAAGGCTTCCTCAACCTGAGTGTTCTCAACATACACAGTAATGTAATTGGAAACTTCAGCCTGCACGCGACCAACTTTAACAGGGTTAGCGCTGGATGAGGTCAAGTCACCATCAGCAGTACGTTGTGGTACATATTGAGGCGGACGCTTCATAGCCACCGCACCATAATCACGACCTGTAGATGCGTCAAAATCGTTTACAAGCTGCTTAGATACAGTCTTGCCTAGCACTTGGCTAGATTCAAACTCTTTAGCAAAAGCCTTCAGGAGCTTGGTGTTAATGTTAGTTTGATAGTTATTAGGCATTTGTGGCCTCCTTAAATGATTTTAGCGTCTGGGAATTGTCGGCTGAACCCATCTTGCTCAACCATTCCTCCACCATTGATTTCAGGCAACGGATCAGGCGCATTTGATACTCTTGGTGTCTTAGATAGGGCTTCAGCTTTGATTTGTGTCTCAATCTTAACCGCTGCCTGCATCGGAGACATGTTCAACACTTCATACATAAGAGCGGGATTCTCAGCCAAATGAACAGCGATAGCAGGCCCATTAGGGTCTGACATAATATGCTGCGCCAATTCAGGCTTAACACCTGCGTTGGCTATTGTCTGCTCTGCTACACCAAGCTTATCTAGATCAATACCGCTTTTTTGTGCGTTACTAATCCAGCCGTCAATAGCTTGCTTTTGCGCTGCCTGCTCTTGTGCTCTCTTCTGTTCTTCTAGTTGCTTTTGATACTGTGACTTTCCAACATCTTCAGCAACCTTGCGGTTATACGCTAAGGTGTCAGCGTGGTATTTGCGCATTTTCTCTTCATCGTAAATATCATCAGGCAACTCAGGCGCATCAGATAGTCCACTTTGAACAGGTGGCGCACTTGGCGCGTCTACCTTTGCCTTTTGGGCTTCCTCAAGCTGCTTCTTTAGCTCTTCGGCTTCCCGCTTGGCTGCGTACTTTTCGGCTGTAATCTTATTGATACGAGCCTGAACAGAATCATGTTTTTGTTCGTGGTTTTCTCCACTATCCGGTGATGATTCGGAACCCTGTACTTCCAAGCCTTCTGGCTGGCCTTGCTCTAAGGTTTCGGTTTCTGGGGTATTAGCATCTTCAGTCATTTAAAGCACCTTAATTGGCGAAAAGAACCGCGATTAGGTCGCGTACCTTGGTTATATTTTAACCCTGTCAATAGGCTAATGCAATTAGGTAGATTAGAGGTATAGTGAAAGGCTATTGGATGGGCAATAAAAAACCCCAGTTAAGGGGTTAGTGGTGAGTACTTTAGTTACTCGACATTATTGCCAATATAGTTAATCTCCCAATACTCTTTGATATTTCCGCTTTCACTTGTTGTCTCAAATGTAGTTGAATCGGCACACCTAGACTCGTCAAACACTTCAGCATTGAGAATAACAAACTCACGCCTTACCTCGCCATTAGTCTTCTTCTCTTGAATAATCACACCATTCCCCGCGGCTTCGTCTAGTATCTTAGAGCGCTTTCCTGTGCTTAGGTCTGAGCTTTTATAGGTTTTCATAAATAGCTTTCCGTCACAGCTTCATTAGGACTTGCGCTAGGCAGTGCATTGCATTTTACTTTGTAGCGCTCTATCTCATGCTGCATTAAAGAGTCATTAAGCCATGAGATTGACACCAAGATATGTTTAAGCCTTCCGTCAATCCCAAAGACCGCCTTTGGCTTGAACTGCTTGTATCTAAACCACTCTCCATCAATACCTAGGTGAGCATAGCCAAGCCATACAAAGCCATCTCGATAATATCTTGATGAGTAGACGGGCTGAGGCAGCCAACAAAACTTTTTATTCCTCACTTCTACCTCCTTGATTTTGCTCATACTCTTTTACTTTGTCGGTTACGTCGTATTTCCAAAAGACTTTAAATACTTTAAGCGATACCACATCTTTCACAGACAGAGAGCCGTTAACCATCCCCCAGTGCTCATACATAACCCAGCCATCTTCTACCTTGCAAACTTTGGCTACATTGCCATAGGCAAACTCAAAAGGTGAGTTATTTTGCTTGTAGTAATGACCAGCTAATATTTTGGGTTTCTTCTTAAACCACCCAAACATATCACTCCCCTTTCGTTAATTACTTCACATAAGATAACACCAATGATAGGCTATGTAAAACAAAGGAGGATTGGTCGTTTGTTGCCGATGCTAAAAAACTATTGGACGAAAGGGGCGATTAAACCCCTTCCTGCCCTTCCACCACCGTTACACCGATTTGTGGAGTAACAGCCTTAATATTATTAATCTGTTGTTCTACCGCCTCCCCTGCTGTCTTCTCTGCGTCTGCCAACTTGGTCAAGGTATCAGCCCTTGTATTTTCTATATCTGCAACTGCCTGTACTTCATCAGCATTCTGTTTGCGTGCATTCTGAATAGCTTGAATTTGTAGTTTAGCTCGCTCTGTTTCCTGCTGCTGGGCTTTAAGTTGTAGCTTGGCTGTTTCAAGTTGTGCGGTTAGTTGAAGCTTGGCCGCTTCATTCTGAGCCTTGGCCTCCTCAGCTTGAGCTAGAATCATCTCAATACTTGGCGGTTGATTCTGCCCTTGCTGTGCAAGTATAGCCACTTGTTGCTGCTCTTCTTTTGTCATTTGTTCAGGTGGAATCATGCCAGCCTGTAACATTTGTTTACGCTTACGTTCTGCAATCTGATCAACCATAGGCGCATTAATGGCTTTCATCATTACATCGCCAGCCTGCTGAACAACGCTAGGATCAATAGCAGCATATTTAAGCAGCGCATCTAATCCAGCCTCTAAGCGGTTAGCATAAGCAGGGCCAGCATCGCATACGACTTTGTACTTACCTTTGTTCAGGTTGTTAGCCTTAATCATTTGGCCAGTCTGCTGGTCGTATATCTCTTCATTAAGAACAACCATCTCTTCCGTACCGTCTACACCTGTAATAGTGAACTGACGCTTAGTGTCATAAGTTACAGGAATGGTCTCTACAAGCACCTCACAAGTACGGCGAATGCCATCAATAATAGAATTCACCCATTTACGAGTGGCGGCGGTTCCGCGGTCTATTTGCATTCTCACAGTATCTTCAGACATGCGACCCGCGAAATCACCTTGCATGGCTGAGAACACACCCGCTTGCTCTTTAATATCTACAGCCATTTGATTGCCTAAAGCATTTAGGTGTGGATTGGCTTGAGCTACTTGCTGATAGAATGGAGGTGGTACATTGCCGTTATCATCCGGCGTATAGAATTGGACAGGGTCAGCACTGATATTCATTCTAGCAATCTGATCTTCATTACCCTTAGCTTGAGCTTTGGTCATCCACCACTTTGCCCTAGGCGCTAGCGCTCCCTCTTCAATTTCGCGGGACTTGGCGTAGTTGTGAACGCGCTGAGCATCTAACTCCTTAAGCACGAAACCTGAATAGGTGATCTTTGAATTACTGCCTACATGCTCGTAGTTGCCATATACAGTGATAATAGGATTAGACTTAAATGGTGTTGGCTTGTCGTATTCAATAATCCCATTACCATCGAACAACCCATAAAACCAATTAAAGTCATTTACCTTCTTGGTTCTAACTTCTGTAATACCTTGCTGAGCCAGTTCGTCCTTGATCTTTTCATAGTCATCATTGATCTCATGGACATCACCATTAGACATCTGGGCAACTTCTACCATTTTCTTTTTCTTGTAGTAGCGCTCAGCTATCACAACCACATTAGGCTGATAGTTATCGTAATCCCCGTCCTCATTGTAATCATCAACACTTACCGGCTTACGGTCAGGCCACCGTTCCTTGTATTCAGCAACGCTAATAGAGGTCAAGACATACATAAAATCAGAGTCAGAGCTGTCCGCCTTCTTGCTAGCATTACTACCCCATACACGGTTGATAGCATTAGGAATAGGCACAATGAATAAATCTTGCTCAAATGACCACTCATCAGCGTACTTAGCTCTCACCATCCAAGCATCAAAGCCGCGACGCATGACACGGCGGCAAGCATTTCTAAAAATAGAATCAGCCCTAGATTCATTTTGAATGGTTCGGATCATACCCTCCAGTGTCATAGCTAGGTCTTTATCTGCCCCACTACCCGCTGGTTTAACATTAGCCCCGAAATCCATGTCTTCTATATCAGCCATCATAGACTCAAGTACAGGCGTCACCTTGTCAAAGGTATAGCGTGGACGCTTTTGGCTATCCAAGGTTTGGGCTATCTCTTCCTCCCACTGGCCATCCTTATCTAAAAGAAAGCCGTCACATTCACGCGCGTTTTCACGCTGATCAGCATCAGACTCTTGGTTTTCTTTCAGCTCTTGCATCCAGTTCTGGAATGTTTCGTTTAGCTCTTGCTCTTCGCTCATTGCTTCACCATGCGGACGCAAAGTTAATTTCTCGGAATTGTTCAGAAATTATACCACCCTTATCAAAGGACATCATAACACAGTCCCCCATATTAGGGCTGGGCAACTTTCTTTTAACCCCGTTTACATCTATTCCTGCTGCCATCTCTGCCTTGGTATACAGATCAATCCTACCGGCTGCCGTCTTAGGCTTACGGGGAATCATACATAATTCAGACCTTAATCCGGCCATCTCTTCTATATCGGAGCTGAAGCTTATCAGGTCGTCAGGATCATGATACTTGCCAAGCTCTACAGCCTCCCATGTCTTTCTACACCTTTCAGCTAAATCAACATAGTTCTGTGCGCGCTTATTCCTGAATGTGTCCCTAATAGTCTTAGGGTTAGAGGTTTCTGACTCATCACCCTTATAGATAGCGTTTTGATTGTGCGGGGACTCAGACCCCTTAAACATACAAGTTTGAATCTTACGCCCTTTAAAGTTGGCCGCTGCCTGATCCCTAAGTAGCGCTCCCATGCCGTCACAATCCCATATAAATACATCAGCATTAGCACTATTGGCCATGCCGCACGCTATATCAAAGGCCCTATTACCATTTTCTGCGTCTATCTCACATACCTGAGTAAATACAACACCTTTGCGCTCTGCATAGCCTTTAGCATCTTTACCCACATCAGCGGGGTCGTGGCTTACTACTGTAGCTCCTTGCGGTTCAAAACCCAGTTTAAGGTGTGCATCAATACAAGCATCGAACCAGTCCGCTTCTATCAATGTATTTTCAATGTCATCATTAAAAGCACCATGCCAGATATGATTAAAACGAGATTTCGACATTCGCCCGTCTTCCACCTTCTCCTTGTCTTTCAGGTATTCAGTAGACAGGGACTTGTCAGCCCAGAACCAAGGATTATCCTCAAAACCCACCTTTATAATTAAGTGGTACTCATCCTCGTAATAGCCGTTCTTATTTATCTGATCTTGATAGGGAATAATGAATTCTTTAGACATTGGATCATTAGCGCTTGCTGGGTTCCAAATAAGCCACATCTCAGCACCATCTACCCCCCTTAATGTCGGCCCCAATACATCCAATGTTTCTTGAGACGTATTCT